CATTGAAAGTAAAACCACCTATAGATGAAATAGTCAAAGAGTTTCTAGTGAAATATCGAGGCACAGAAGAAGATGAAGAAGGTCAAGAAAGTTTTAAAGAGTTTCCAATGGAACAATTTAAGGGAAAACTTGCTCTTCATCATTTAGAACCAGTTCCAGTTGAGAGAGAAGCTCTTCTAGAACAACATTTGAAAGAAAATCGAAGAAAAGAAATCAGAGAAATCAGACAACCAACAAAAACAAGAGAAAAAGCATTTAAAGAGCGAGGAGAAGGGGAAGGAGAAGTTGCTGCAGAAGAACAGGAAGAAGAAGAAGAATTGGAAGAATTAGAACTCGGTGCTGTTACAAAGGCTAAGACAAAAACCACAAAGACAAAGACAAAAGCAGCAAAGGTTGTAGAATATGTTGTCGATAAGGATTGGGAGATCAAAGGAAAGAAATATGATAAGATTATGGAACGATTACCCAAGTCAGCAGATCTACCTATATTGCGTCTCTCTTCTTATTATATGAATAATCGTGAATTCTTTGTTAACTTCTTCAATAAACATTTCGAATCATATAAGAAAAAACATGGTAATATCGACGATGATATTACTTGCGATAGTTTACAAAATGATGAGAAGACATTTTCATTATTGAACCATCAACGATTGATCCGTGATTATTTGAACTCTTATACACCATATCGTGGTCTTCTCATATATCATTCCCTCGGTGCAGGTAAAACAGCGACATCTATTGCAGTAGCAGAAGGAATGAAGAATGATAAGAAGGTATATGTTCTGTCACCGGCATCATTAGAAGACAATTATCGATCAGAACTGAAAAAGGCAGGCGATCCTTTGTATAGAATCAATCAATGTTGGGAATGGATTTCAGTTGATAGAGAGAAAGATATGAAGACGATTAAGACATTATCTGCGATTTTGAATTTGCCAACAGAAGAAATCATAAAGAATAAGGGTGCTTGGTTAGTCAACAGTAAAAAGGGCAGAAAATGTAATGATGAAAAGATTACGAAAGCAATGAAAGACAAGTATCCAGGAGAGACAGAAGAGAAAATACAGAACAAGATAAATAAACATAGTCAAAGTGAATCTGCCAGTTTAAATAAGCAGATTGATATGATGATTGACATGAAGTATCAATTCATTCATTATAATGGCTTGAGTAAGCATCGTCTACAACAAATGACGAATGGGTTCAAGAATAATATTTTCGATAATTCTGTCATTGTAGTGGATGAGGCACATAACTTGATTAGTCGGATTGTCAATAAATTATCGAAGAAACGAGGCAAAGATGCTGCATTCGATCCCCGCACTGGGGAGAAACCGTTGCCTGTTCATCTTTCTCTGATATTGTATGAAATGTTATTGAAAGCAAAGAACTCGAAAATTGTTCTACTGACCGGAACGCCAATTATTAACTATCCTAATGAGATCGCTATTTTATTCAATATTCTGCGTGGATATATCATGTCATGGGAGTTTACTTTGGATAGTTCCAGAGCAGTTTCGAAAGAAAAGGTCAAAAACATATTAATACAAAATAGAGGTAATGTGGATTATGTCGACTATAATAGTTCAACAAAGAAGTTGGTTATTACGAAGAATCCATTTGGGTTTACTAATAAAATAGATGAATCTTCTGTGTATAAAGGCGTGAGTAATACAAAACAACGAGGAGATGACCAAATGGTAGATTTTAATAAGGTAGATGAAGGTGATGAAAATATGATTCGGCGAATATTAGAAGAAAATGATATTCAGGTTAACAAAGTGACAAAAATACCATATAAAGCATTACCTGACAATTTGGACGATTTCGTCAATCTATTCATTCAATCCAACGACATAGAAAACCTCGAAGTGAAAAATATTGAATTGTTTCAAAAACGAATATTAGGATTAACTTCTTACTTTAAAAGTGAACAAGAGAAACTGCTTCCTAAATACGATCCAACCATCGATTTTCACCCAATTCGAATACCAATGAGCGATTATCAATTTTCAATATATGAATCAGCAAGAGCACAAGAGAGAAAACAGGAGAAAAATAACGCAAAGAAAAGAATGAAGGCAACAAATGCAGGAGGAGTATACGCCGATGATACAAGTTCGACATATCGTATATTCTCGAGATTGTTCTGTAATTATGTGATGCCAGAAACACTAGACCGCCCATTACCGAGACCGCAATTGAAAATGAAAGGTGGTCCCGAGCAAGAAGAAGTGCCAGACGATATATCAGTTGCAATTGAAGAAATCGAAGATGTTACACGCGCAAAAGAGGGAGAAGAACAAAATGAGTTTGATGAACCCGAAGATGAAGATGTTATCAATGAAGCAGGAGATGACACATATAAGACCCGTATTGGGCGTGCGCTTAAGCAATTGAAGAGGAATTCTCAGTTATATCTCTCTCCTGAGGCGCTTACTAAGTATAGTCCTAAATTCTTGCGAATGCTTGAAATGATTACGGATAGAGAAGGTCTTCATTTGGTATATAGTCAATTTCGAAGTATGGAAGGTATCCAAATATTTTCTATGGTTTTAGAGGCAAATGGGTATGGACAATTTAAACTGAAACTTCAAGATGGTGTATGGACTATTATTATTGATGAAGAAAATAGAGGTAAGCATATGTATGCATTGTATACTGGAACAGAATCATCAGAAGAAAAAGAGATGATTCGATTAATATATAATGGTGAATGGGATAGAGTTCCCAAAACGGTTTCAGAGAGATTAAAACGAATCTCGAATAATAATGATGAAGGACAAATTATTAAAGTGCTAATGATTACTGCGTCTGGTTCAGAAGGTATTAATTTGAGAAATACGAGATATGTTCATATTATGGAACCATATTGGAATCCTGCGCGTATTGAACAGGTTGTCGGTAGAGCGCGTCGTATTTGTAGTCATAAGAATTTGCCACAAGAAAAGCAGACAGTAGAGGCATTCATTTATTTAATGGATTTTACGAGAGAACAATTAGACCGAGATACGACAGTCGAATTGAAAATCAAGGATCTCAGTAAAAAGAAGAAAACGATGATAGATGCTGAAGGAAAAGTCATTGGAGTTGATTATTTGCCAATCACAAGTGACGAGGCATTATTTGAAATATCGAATATCAAGAAGGATGTGAGTAATCAATTTATTACTGCTATGAAAGAAGCATCTATTGATTGTCATTTGTATCAAGATGGTTCAAAAGAAAAATTAAATTGTATTCAATTTGGAAAAGATGGTCGTCCATCTACGAATGCATTCTCATATAAACCTTCGATCACGGATGAAAGTAAGGATGAGGTTGCTAAATTGAATAAACAACAATTAATATTAACGGATTTGGAAGAGTTTATGTTGAATGGACAGAAAGTCGTCGCTAAAAAGATAGGAATTACTGCGACGGACAATAAGTTCGAAAAAGGTGGCGTTGGTGTTGTATATGAAGTGTATGATGAAGATTTGTTGACCAGAATGCGACAACAAGACAAACAATACTATTTGAAGAAAAAATATGTCATTATTCGTTATACAGATAAGACGGTGAAATTGCGTCCAGGTGACAATGTTAAAATGATTGACGGTTCTATCTATGAAGTAACAGATTAACCGAATTATTCGGCATAATGGATATTTCTACATAAAATTGTATATAATATAAAGAATATGCTGGAAGAAATGCGTTTTGTATTGAAATATTGTGTTATCTCTCCAATATGAGTATTCGTATATACTTCTTTAATTATTTTTAATTCAGTCTGTTTATGTGTTTGATAGTTCAGTTTTAACAAATTAATTAACATAATTGAAAATATATCTAGTTTTGTAGGTGAATGAAAATTACAGTCAATATCTGTATATAATGTATCTTGAATACTAAATAATATTTCATTTGGATTAATCATATTAGTGTGTATCATTTTCATCATACCAGAATAAATTGCAATTTGTGTAATATTATCTGTTTTAATCGATGTTATTATAATTGGTTGTAATTGTTCATTTGAAATATCACGTTTTATTATTCTATCATTTTTGGAATGATGATTTTTATTATTCGTCTTGGGTATAATATAACGAGAATCCGTTTTTCTAGATAATAACAGAATTGAAATCATCATTGATAGAGAGAACATGTTTTTCATTGATATATATAATATTATATATATCAACTTCAATTTATTTATTATTTATTATTTAGTAAAGTTAGCAATTGAATTATATTATTCAATTTGTCTTCTACATTTGTCATTCTATTATGTATTGACAAATCATCATTTGATGACTCATCATTCCAAGATATATGTTTTTGCTTTGGTAACTCATCCAATATGATCGGTTTATCAACAATTACATCTGTATCTGTAATTGTAATTAAATTTGATGTATTAATAGTTTGTGATGATGGTTGTGGTGGAAGCTGTTTTTTGAATTGCGCAACATCAAGTGCTCTCTGTGTAATAGTCTGAGAAATAAGTTCTTCCATTTTACTAATAGGCGTATCCTTATCTTCATTGAAGTTTAATGTAGGGGGATTTGGTTTTTGAAGAAATTGAGAGAACTCTAATTGCTTTTTCGATAATTCGTCATTGAACTTCTCTCTTTTTATATTTTGTAATTCTTCTGCTGTTACTCCTATGGATTGACCCCAAGGCGTATCTATTTCCCCTCCATTTGTCAAACTTTTTTCAAAAGATTGTTTTTCAAAAGATTGTTTTTTACCACTTTGAACAATATATGCAATATACTTCTTATTGATTGTCATTAAGTCAGTTTTAGATAATACAATATTTCTGTGATCACTATTGAGAGAAGAAGATAAAAAGTATTTCATTTGTTCTATGTGAAAATCGCGAGTTATTGAAGGATTATTATTAGATATAACACCCCATAGTAATTGTATGTTTTCATTATTAATAAAATTCATATAATATTAAATAATTTTCATTTTATATTATATTTCTATTTGTTGAATTTATATAAATACATCTCTTATAAGATAATTTTCTAATTTTGTTAATAAATATCCACATGTATTAGAAAATACAAATAAACAAAAAATAATACCAATGAACATAAATATCGTATTAAATTGTGCATTTGGATGAAAAATATTATACACATGATCATTGGTAATAATTCTCCATGGCGTATAAATAAATAATAACCATCCAAATACCCATAAATAAGAATAATACAAAGAAGTAAAGTCGAAGATAGCATAATATGGATTTTTCCAGATTTCATAAATGAATAAAAATAAAGGCAAAGAATGATTAAGTCGACAGAAAATATGTACTACTTCTGTCATGATAACGCTTTCATTTAATTCATCACAGTCTTTCATTTCAAAGAAGATTCGTCCTACCCAATAACCGGTCGTAATAATAAAATGTGTATTAAATGCAACTGGCAACAATGAAGGATAATAATAATACAAGAAAGAAATAATATGTCCAGTATCAGTAAATCTGACAAATTGTTTGATCCAATTCAACGACGCCGGTATATTTCGATATTTATAACAATCATTGAACCAAAAGAAATAATTGGTTGAATACATCTTCAGAGAAATGATCGAAGTATGAAAGAAATCTTTATAATACCAATAATGTGCGGCAAAAAAGAATGGAATATATAATCCATTCACTACAAATTTGAGAAGATTCATTTATTATTAATTGCCGTTGCGTTTTTAAATTACTTATTAAATAAAACTATTGGTAGTTAGTAGTTTGGCCTATAAATCGGGATTGAAATACACCTGTCGAAACTTTTCCATAAATTTGTCATTTAACATATTTTTCTTCAAATAGTTTCCATCGATTTTGTCTTCTAACATATGAATAATGAAAAATAAACTATATATGCCACATTCTGTATCTCCAAATTGGTGTTCTTTCGGGTGATTTTCGTCAAAGTTGAATTGTATCGGCGGATGCAATTGCTTTCCTTGTTCGATTATATTATCAGACAACTTCTTGATCTGTTTCGGTACCTTATCGCCTGCGCTATCAAAGAAGAAGATTTTACCTTTCTTAATATCAATAAAGAGAGAAACCCAATGACTACCTGACTTGTAATGAGGATCCAAATTGAATATAATACCTATCTTATAAATGCCACGCCGCATTTCTTGTTTCAAATTGAAATTACAAAGCTCATTCCAAACGCATTCGCCATCAACCTTTCTTGTATCATAATCAATTGGTGATGGTCCCATGAAATTAAAGCACTTATATGCATTTTCGTATTGTTTCATTACATTAATAATATCCACACTACTCAACCATTCATTCGGGTTTTTCTTCCATTCATTCGGTGATTCTGGTGCAAATTCGTCCTTAACTAAATGATTCATTTGCCCTTTTGTAAAATCCTGCTTTAACCAACAAGATTCTTTATTACAGACATTACTCATATTTTGCTTTAACATTTTCCAAATTTCTTCTGGATTCTTCGAATGGATTTGTGCATCAGGATGCCTCTCATTCCACATATTTTTTAATTTGTATAAAATATCATCTGACAAACAAGAATACTGTTTTTTATGCTTTTTTCTCGCAGTTGGACTACAACTTAATTTTACTATTTTATCATACTTCATTCGATAAGTATCATGCTTTGAATGAAGGATTTTATTATATATTTGTTTTCTGTTATTGGACTGCGGATGAATCCCTTTGCTCAACTTTTTCAAAGTTGACGTTGTTCTTCTAGTTTTGGTTCTGGTTCGTGTCTTGGACCGGATCCCTCCTAACGCATAATTCCGCATTTGTCTTTGCGATTTTCGTGTCTTTGTCGTGCGTCTTTTCATATTTATTGGTGATATTATTATTTTTATGATAAGAAACACCCTTTGTTTTCAATATAGGATTATCCAATTGGATCTCTTTTTGGAGAGGGAACTGGTTAATTTCTTCTGGTTTATTCTTATTTACTTTCATGAAATTATTAAATAGAGTTGGTGTAGTAGGTTGTTTTAAAAATAAAGATTTATATTTATCTTCGGCAGTCAGAGAAATAGAATTGAATGAATCTTCATTTTCTAATTCGTCTTTAACTTCATCTTCAATTTCTTCTAATGAATGTAACCCAATATAATCTTCTTGAAGAATATCAGTCTTATCTATCGTCTTAAAGTATTCGATCATGGTTTCTAAATAATTATCAAATGCATTTACCAAATAATCAGGATAATATCTATCTTCTTCATTTGTTGCTTTATGACTCATGAAATATCTGGTCATATCATTAATCCGCTTTTGATAAAATATCTTATCCTTGCTAATATTTTTTGCAGCATTAATACTTTTTATATTCTGATATTTCTTATAATCTCGTTTATTCATTAGATATTCCAATGTAATCTCTGATATTTTGCTAAACTGAGAATAATTATCTTCAATTATTTCATTTGTTTCAGTGTTTTCATTTTCTACCATATTCCTTATATATTGCTTTTATTTTTCAATCTCAACCCCAACCCCAACCCCAACCACACTATTTGAACCACTTTTGGAAAAGTAAATTTAATTACATTTTCGTTGTTTTCCAGTTAATTCTTTAGTTTGATGTCGAGTGCTATTATTAAAAGTCAAATGACCCATATTTTCTGGATTGGGATTAAATCCAGGGAACTTTTCTTGTTGAAAAAGACCACTAAAAGGTTGAACAACATGTTTCGATTCCGTGTTATATTGATACAAATCACTTGTGCTATTTGGAACGTAGACAGCCTGACTACATTTTTGTAAAGCATATATTTGATTTCTCAATTCCGACTCGACATTGATATTACTTGCAAATCCAGACCATGGTGATTGTGTATTTCCTGGATTAAATACTTTATTTGTATTATAAGTCGGCTGTTGTTGTATTGGAACCTTGCTTGCTACACGTGGATCAACAATTGGTAGAAGAGAATACTTTGTCATCACCGGACGTATATTTAAATAAGGTTGTAACATTTGCGATGGCAGATTTCTGTCATATAAT